GAAGCCGAGTGTCCACTCTTTCTCTACTTGTATATATCTCATAACAAAGCCATCATCTTTGTATTTCTGCCCAAGAAAAAGATACCGGGTTTTTCTGGTACTGCCTTTTGCTTTTCCTTTGCACTTGTACTGTCCGTGGGCGCCGCACATAGGGCATGTGCCGAAGTCTCCTTCTCTTGGCTCTGCTATATGCTTTTCAAACTGTTCCTCATATGCTCCACTGTATTTCCACTTTGCAGTAGTTACACCGCCACACTTACTGCAGGCTATGTCAGCCCAGCTTCCATGCTTCTTGTAATACAAAAAGTGTTCATCATGGAAATATACGTGATCAGCTCTGTACAGTATTGATTTTTCGGGGAGCTCTTTGGTGTTTGCCTGTCTGTCCTTCAGTGCTTCCTGGCGCCTCTTGTACTTGCGCTCTACTCTTTTTGTTCTTTCTTTTGATGTGATGTCGCCCTCATATTCAGCTATGTGCCCCCACCAACGAGTATCGTTGTATATCTCTGTGCCGCAAAAGCTCTTTATTCTTGCAAGGTCTTCCGGGCTCTGCAGGATATTCTCGTCTGCCAGGATTTTCGCGGTGTATGTGTGTGTGTTCGTCCATATAGGGCTGTAAGCTGAAAGCTGCTGGCGCGTCCATATCTGCTTGTCCGGCCAGTATGTACCAAAATCCTTCTTGGTGAGTGCGATTCTCACTACAGGAATCTTTTTTGACTTCTTTTTATTTTCGTACACCTCAAGGAGCAGATGTCTTTGATGTCCTATGTTCTTGACTGCGGTAACACCAATGTACTTCACGGATTTTATTCTGCTTATTTTTTTGAGTCCTAGGTATGGTATTTTTTCTATTGTCTTTTCTTTCATTTGTAGTACCTACTTCCCCATGTAGTAGTCAGTGATTATCTTCTTGGCTCTTGCCATGCCCGGGATACCGAGCGTGACTTTGCTTGCTGATACACCTGCTGCCTTGATGATATCTTTGTCCACTGTCTGTTGATTCTTGAAGGACCACATCAGGATGGCGGCTATACAGCCCTTCAATGTCTTGCCTTTCTTTCTGACATTGTGAGCTAATAGCTCATTCTCCATGCACTGGCCTCTTAGGTACTCCACCCAGTCCTCCATTATTTCCTTTGGCTTAAGCTCTGCCGCCTCGACATCGATCTTGCCGAGTGCCGCCGTGAGCTTATCGCACAGCTCCGGGATTTCACCATGCGTGTACAGGTCCACGAAATCAGCCTGTATTCCATTTTCTTTCGCTACTACCTTGAGTGATTCTATATCACCCTCATTGAGCAGGTTTTCTGCAAGCTCGTTAATCTCATTAAATGAATCAAACTCTCCAAACTTATCAAACATGTCTGTCCTCCTTGTCCTCGATTGCTATAAGTATGTGTCCTATTATTGCAAGTGTCAGTTCGAATGATGCGAATATAATAAGCGACACATACACAAATAAATCTAAATCAGTCATTTTTTAACGCTCCCAGTATTATGCTTTCTACAACTGTCTGCATTCTGATTTCTTCCAAGCTCTTAAATGTCATGTCAACCATCTGGTGCAGTTTCGTTTCTATCAGCTCCTGTGAATATCCTCTTTTTTTCAGATTTTCCCTATTACGCGTGCTATGCATCCGAAGTCGGATATCAGGTCTGCATAGTCTCCCTTAATCTCAACTCTGCCGCCTTCTGTTCTAATCATAGATTTTTGTCTCCTTTCAGGAAGCTCCACTTATCGTATTTGCGTTCACTATCCGGGAAATCCGGATAAAACACATCCAGATATGCTTTGAACATGCCGAGCATTTCTTTGCGGTCTCCACTGCTGCCGTTGTCCATCATATTGTGGTGGTAACGGCATCCTACTGCTCCGTTCTGCTTGATGCCAAGTCCCAATGATGACCGCGGGATATAGTGCATTATGTCCTGCATATTTCTCCCCATCTCATTTGCCGGTGGCATCCTGTAGCCTACCTGACAGAATATGCATCTGTAATTGTCACGTTCGCGGATTGCTGTTCTTTCTTTCTGTGAAAATTCTAAGTATTTTGTATATTTGGGCATGTTTTCCTCCTACATCAGCTCCATCATGTTCTGGATGCTTTGTATAATAAAGTCCATTGAATCATCTCCTGTCTTTCAGCGGGCTGTGTATACAGGTTCTGTAGTACTTGCACGCTATGGTGCATTGCTTCGAGTCGTAAAAGCATTTCTGTTCTTCAATTGGCTTTTCTCCGCTGATTGTTCTGTTCTTCAACTGCTGCCTCTCTTTCTGCATACACGCTCAGCTCTATCTGCGCTTTATCGGGAATCTCCTAACAAGTTCCTTGGTTGCCACGTTAAAAGCCTGCTCACGGCTTTCTTCCGTGACTTTGATTATTTCCCGACCGTTCTGGGTGATTCTTATGATGTGTTTGTTTTCGCTTTCCTTGAGCCTCATTGAAAGCTTGTAATGCTTCTGGCGTGGCTCGTACGCTTCGTAAAATAAACTTGATAGTGGTTTCATTTTGGTCCTTTCTTTTCACACTGGCTTTTGAGCCAATTGCTGTATTCATGGTGTTGATTCGTGTATATGTAAAATCGTGTCCCATTGAGTAAAATCAACGTTTTCTGCCATTTGTCGGCATGCTTTACCGGCTCGCCCTTGGAATTTTTCCAGCCTGACTGCTGCCACTTGTGTATCCAGTCAAGATCCAGCGCTGATGTAAGGTAGCTTGAATCGGTGTATATATCTATCTCAATGTCTTTTGTGTTGAGCCTTGAAAGTGCCTGGTTGAGGACTTCAAGCTCTGCCTCGTGACGCGTCACATCCTCAAGATAGACTATGTTGCTCAATGTGGCTTCGATGTCTTTTTTGGTCATATATGACAGAACGTAGCCTGCTGCTCCGTCTGTTTTTTTAATTGTTCTGATACCTGAATAGATGTATACGTTAACTTTTTTCATAATGTGTATAATCTGCCTCCCATTGGGGCTTTATGCGGTTTCCGGGGGATTTGCCGTCTGAGATAGTCCGCTGCATGTAGTAGAGGTATGAATAGCCTGTGCACTTGTTGACGCCCACCTTCACGGTGTTAGGCATCACGTAGTAGCCCTTGTCCGGCTTGATGCCATCCTTGAAGAACCTTGCCATGGTCCAGTGTGCGTACTTTTTGCGCTTAGGCTCCGGTCTCACTAGGTTCCTTGAACTGCTCACCTTGCAGAACACCTTCTGCTCTTCCTCTCCGAAGAGATTGAGCTGTCCCTCTATGCCCTTCTTGTCCGGCTTGGCGGTCAGATATTCTGCCACTTCCTTTGCTCCGTCTGAATCATATGGAGCAATGTTTACGTAGTTCTTGCCCAGGACAATCAGATCAGCAATGGTCTTGTGCCATGTGTCCTTTATGAGTGTGTCGATGTTGTCCACGCGATTGCAGAGGAAATGTATATGTGGGCCTCCGAACCTGCCTATCTCCATGCGGTTCACCCACTTAAACGGAATGCCCAGCTTCTTGTATAGCTTTCTCATTTCCGTTGTGAATACTTTCCAGTCCTTTTTGATTCTCTCTGCATCCGGTCTTGTCCCTCTTGGGTACTTGAGAGTCACCCATACATCACCTGTACGGAAGTTAGCAAGTATCAGGTATTTCTCTTTCTTTTCCCTCGTCCACTGATTCTGCCTTGCCATCTGCTCGGGAGTAGCTTTTATCTTCTTGGCTCTCCTCTCACCCTTGGCTCCATTCCTTCCTATAAACTTTATCTCAGTCGCTATATAATCTCCCAGGTAATAAGTATCCTGGATGTATGCCATAGTTTTTCCTAACTTTAATACTTTAGATTGTTTTTTACAGACCTCTCTCCGAGGCCTTGAGCTTTGCTATTTCTGCCTGCAAAACGGCATCAAATGACTCTTCTCTCCTGCGCTTTCTCTTTGTCACTGTCTCTGTTATGTATGCGGCCGCGCTCTGTCTTTCTAACTGGGAGTGTACTTTTTGTATCCTCTGCAGCAATCTTGCCCGCCCTCCTTATTTCCATTGTCCTTTGGATGCTCTCGCGCTGTCCTTTTTCGATCCATTCAAACCATATTCCCAAAAGCGTCACACACGCTGATATGAGCATCCCTCCGATAACAAGCATCTGTCCCTGTGGTGCCGGGCTGTCTATGCCCATGCTACACAGGAGAAAGAAGCTTATGCCTGTCGTTATTAAAATTTCACCTTTTTTCATGTCCTGTCCTTTTTCGTTTCCAGGCTTGACGGAGCACCGATTTGTATGTACAAAATAGGTTTACGTATGTATAGATGGAAGTTTTAGTTTAATTTACAGGAGTTAAATAGCATTTTCGGTGCTCCATCAAGCCCAGAAGTATATTATTTAATTTGTCATTTTTAAGCTTGTCCACTGAGACTGCAGATGCAGTCTATGCCTCCTCCGCAAGTCTCAATGGCACATTTTCTACTTGTTCTATTAGTTTTTGTTCCAATTTTTGCTTCTGTTCCTGTGTCAGATCGTCAAATCGATATATCTGATCATCTTCCAGAGTGTGAACGAATATTCTATATTTGAGTGCTATGGTTATCACCTCCGGTAAATACTATGCTTATACTGCATGTTCGCTTGCCTTTTTCTGCTTTCATCCCCGGGCTTGCCGGATGTATTTTCTATCAAGTCAGCATGCACTTCACTTCTGCCTTGAGTTCAATGAGGCTTGCAAAGTATGCTGCCTCTGTGAGGGCTTTTTCTCTCTTGAGCTTTTGATACTTCTCCTCGTCCCAGTCCTCTCTCGTGTTAGTACAGAAGCTGTTGTATTCTTCCTCTTTCTTGCAGTTTGTCTCATCTGCTTTATCTATCTTGGTGATGATTTTCTCAAGGCTGAGTGCTTCTTCCTTTGTCAAGTTCTTTCCTCCCTCTGTATTCTGTGTATTAAATCTTGCCTTTTTCTGCTTTCCAGTCGTATACTCTTCTTACAGGACGTTGCAGCGTCCGAGTAAATATATAAGTGAGGTATTTTTATGTCTTTAACACCTTCTGATGTCATTCAATTAATTGGTATACTTGCATCTCTCATTACAAGCGTTATTGCTATAATTATTTCTGTATTAACACTCAAACAAAACTCTAAAATGATTGATGAAACATCACGCCCTTATGTAGCCATATACGCTAAAACCACAAATTTCCAATCGCCGCAATATTACTTAGTCATAAAGAATTTTGGACAAACTGGAGCAACTATATCTTCAATAAAATGTTCTCCTGATATCACTCCATTCTCTATTCGAAGTGATCACATTCCATTTTCCAATTTTGCAGAAACATATATTGCTCCCGGCCAATCATTTATATGCAATGTTAAGGCAAGGGAATTCTGTTCACAGAAAGAAATATTTTATTTCGATATAACTTATATTGGAAATGGAAAGGAATACCATGATACATATCCTATAAATCCAAAAGCAGATGCTGATTTAGTACATGTAAGAGCAGCTGCTGATGGCAAGGAACTTCGCAGTATCTCATACTCTCTACAGGATTTAGTTGAAAAGCAGTTATAACTCGATTCGTTTTTCTTTCACTCTCTCTTTAATCCGATCTGTTATAAATTCAAGTGCTTCTACTGTTTGGGCTTCCTCTGGGAGTCCTTTTTTTATGGTTTCAATTACACTTTCTACAACTAGATTGACTTTATCCTCATCCAAATATGTTGTATTTGCGTTTCTGAAGTTTTAAAATCATTTTGAATTATGTTTAGCATTTCTCACTCTCCTTCCCCCTGCAGCACTGCCAGCTCCGGTGTGATAGTTCCTTTTCCCTGTACAGTGCACCTACTCCTGTCCTTGTAGGTGAAAAATATTTTCCACATGGTCTTTTCCTTTCTTAAATGCTACTTGCACATTTACTCTCCCAAGTCATATAATCTCCTTACAGGACGTTGTAGTGCCCGAGTTTATGAAAGGAGGACTTTATAATGAGTAATAATGATTTATCATTGATAGAAAAATTTAAGTCTTTAATGCAACAAGCTATGTTATATGCTCAATACTCTCACGATTATATTTTTGATGATTCTGTTGAGGATTCTGTTGCTATTGCATATCTGAATATTGCGGCTTCAAAATTCGCTGCTGCAGAATCTCTTTACTATTCATGCTTTAACATTTTGGAACGTGATGAAGCTGAAAGTATTTTTCACATTTTTGACGTATATATGGTTGAAATGTTGACCAATCATAAGACTGAGCACTCTCATCAATGGACAGATATCGAGTACAATCGTTTAAAGGATGCTTTCGATTCTTCAGCGTTTGCATTTTAAGATATCTAACTTTTCTAAGGGGAGGTTTTTCCTCCTCTTATCTCGTCTAATATTTCATGCAGTAATGCGGTCTGGTACATTATTTCCTTTCCTATAACAGAGTCCGGATCTATACATACCGACTTTCTTTTCTTTTTTGCTTTTTCTCTCTTGATTTCATCTCTTTGCATTTCTGCAAACTTCGAAATTTGTTTATAAATTTGATTTCCCATATGGTTTTGTCCTTTCTGTAAACCGCTAAGTATCTTTTTAAGTTACTTGTGTGCAAAAAAAATTGCAACAGGGTTATCTATACCAAGCTTGTCTATCATGATTTCTATTTCATCGCTTCCGAAGACGCCTTTATTCATCTTCTCATAGAATGTCTTAGGAGTGACTCCTATCATCTCTGCCACATCCTTTTGTGAGTACCCATTCTTTGCAATTACACCTCGTAACTCGTCTGTCTTTATCACTCTATCACCTCCGTATCTTTTTAAGTTACTTTTACTATAACACTTTTATGTAACTTGTCAAGTCATTTTTTATTGCATTTATAACATTTTTGTGCTATCATCAAGTTACACAACAAATAGAAAGGAGTGAGCATATTGACTATAGGTGAAAGAATTAAAGAATTGCGTAGTTCATTTGGTTTTAGTCAAGTAGATTTTGCTGATAAAATTGACGTTTCAAAGCAGACCTTATATAAGTACGAAAATAATATAATAACAAATATTCCATCTGATAAAATTGAATCTATTGCACATATTTGTAATGTTTCACCTGCTTATGTAATGGGATGGAGTAATAAAATAGAGAAAAATCCGTCTCCTGTCAACAATAATGACAAGATTATTATTGATAAGTACCACCAGCTTAATGAGGAGGGTAAGCAACGGCTTCTGGAGCGTGCCGACGAGCTTATTGAGCTGGGCTATATTGCAAAAGGGGACGCACTGAAAGAGGCATAAGGTACTCTGTTGAAGAGAATATTATAAAATTTAAATAAGGAGGCACTTATGGATAAAAAGGAATTTGATGAACGTTTAAATGCATTGTCTGAAAGAGTCTTATCTAAAGCTCTTACACCTGATGAGGAAACAAATTATACTGAATCATTATTTGAATCAATCAGACATGTAAATGAATATGGTCAGGAGTTTTGGTATGCAAGAGAGCTTCAGATTGCTCTTGAATACAAAGAATGGAGAAACTTTTGTAAAGTAATTGATAAAGCAAAAACAGCTTGTGAAAGCAGTGAAAACACTGTATCTGAATGTTTTGTTGACGTCAACAAAACATCACCAATGCCTAACGGTGGATTTAAGACAGTTGACGATATTGCCCTATCCCGTTATGCCTGCTATCTTATAGTGCAGAATGGAGATCCGCGAAAAAAGGTAATCGCACTTGGTCAATCATACTTTGCTGTCAAAACGCGTCAGCAGGAACTTATTGATAACTACGATAATCTCAACGAGGATCAGAAGCGTTTGGCCATCCGCAAAGAAATGAAAGAACATAACAAGCTTCTTGTAGCCGCTGCCAAGGATGCCGGTGTGCAAAGTGGTATTGATTATGCAATATTTCAAAATAGTGGTTACAAGGGGCTTTATGGTGGTATGACCGCTAAGGATATTAAAGCTCATAAGCAGTTAGGCAAGAATGATGACATATTAGACTATATGGGTCATGAAGAACTTGCCGCCAATCTCTTCCGTGCAACACAGACAGAGGCAAAGCTCCGCAGAGAGCAGGTAAAAGGCAAAGAAAATGCAAATCAGACTCACTATGCTGTTGGCAAGGAAGTCCGTGATACCATTAAGCGATTAGGTGGCACAATGCCAGAAGACTTACCTACACCAGATAAAAGTATCAAACAGCTCGAGCGTGAACAGAAACTGCTGCAAAAGAAAAAATAAAAATTATTACTATGATTTCATCTTTCCTAGGAATTGCTGTTGTAGCCTTACCGGCCGGTATAATAACGTCAGGTTTAATGGATGAATTAAGCAAATCACATGATGAATAGCATAAGTTTAAGGAGGAATTTATATGGCAATGATTAAATGCCCTGAATGTGGAAAAGATATTTCTAATCAGTCAGACAAATGTATATACTGTGGTTTTCCTATAAGAAATGAAGATATGATAGTCTGTAGCAACTGCGGAGTTCTTAACCAGGCAGGAAGTACATTCTGCTCTTCCTGCGGTAATCCTCTGGTTAAAGGTATTACTGCTCCGTCAACAACAAAGGCACATAAATCTGCTAATAAGAAAAAACACTCAAAAAAACGACATAGTAAAGCACCTCTTTTTATGTCCATATTCTTCTTATTACTAATTTTAATAGCAGTCATTGTTTTCAGATGGGCTATTCAATCAGGCAGACTTGAAGTTGTAATAAAGGATCCTGATACAAATGAAAGCTATCAGCTCATATCAAGTAGCGGTTTGTTCAATGTTGCATTAACAATTCCTGCAGAATATGTTGAAGGCACAACTCAAAAGGAGCTCAATAAACAAGCCAAGGAAGGAACTTTTAAATCTGCCACACTGAACAAAGATGGAAGTGTTACATATGTCATGAGTAAATCTCAACACAAGGAGATGTTGAACACGCTTAAGGATTCTATCGCAGATGAACTTAATAAAATTCCTAACTCTACCGACTATCCAAATGTAACTAAAGTCGAAGCCAATGACGATTATACCAAATTTACTGTTACCACAGCCAGTACAGAGCTTTCGTTCGAGGAACAATTTCTCAGTATCCAGCTTTACATATATGGAGGAATGTACAATGCATTTAATAATTTATCCCCTGTTATATCTGTTGATTATGTAAATGCAGACTCCGGAGCTACAATTTACTCTGGAAAATCCTCTGATATAACTAATTAAACAATTTTAAATCCATAGTTTTGCGCCGGCGCAAATTAAAAACCGCCCTGCAGCTACCAACACCAAGGCGATGTAACCTGTACTCCGAAGAGTATAAAATCCAGACAATTTCGTGAAGTCACGAATATGTTTTGTTAAGATTAACAAAACATAAAATAAACAAGCTATCTTGTCCTTTGTCAATTTGCATAACTCATAATGCAACTTTGTTAAAGAATTTAATAAAAGGAGGATCTATGAACAACAACATTAATGAAAACGATATTAAAGCTATTTTATCTAACGCTGATATTCCTATAATTGACGAAGATGTTAATTACTGGTTTCTGCGAACATCCGGAGGTGCAAATTTCGAAAATTTTTATTTTGGAAACTATATAGCAATTGGTTGGGATGACATAAATGACTTTTCTCTTATAACTCCTAAACAATTTGATACTTTAAAAAACATTGTAAAAGAAATTTATCCTGATGATGCTAAGCCTGGCTCAACTGCATCTCAACTTATTCATTTTGTTTCTGACATGAAACCTGGCGATTATGTATTAATTCCCGGAGCTAATTGCGAAAGAATTGCTTTTGGCATTATAACAAGTGATGCATATATTTA